ATCCCCAATAGCTATTTATAGTGGGTGGAAGCGGTAGTTCCAAAGTAATTTCAGTCATGTGGCATTTTTACACAAAAGTTGTTGCAATTGTAATAGTTGTGTGTAATACTTCTTATATCAACTCACGAAAGGTAGATAAATATGTACAACAATAATCGGTATTACGAACCAGAAGATGATGATTCAGACAAGATCAATGATCGAGTTGCTGAACTCATGGAAGATGAATACAGCATAAAAAAGTATTCAAATTTCTCAGAAGGCATTTCAGAAGCCAAAAAAGAAGATCAAGCAATCATTGAGGAAATGTTATCAAAACCTCATGTGGATATTGATTTTGAGGCTTTGGGTAGGAAATTGTGGTCAATGGCTTATGACTACATGGAGAACTATGCAATTAGTCATGCAGAAGAAAATTTATCAAGCGGTTATTTAGATTAATCATCAAGAAAGGTAATAAACATGAGTACTATTTACAAAAAATTAAATCAAGCTAGAAAAGAATTTCATCTTTTAAAGTTAAAAAAATCGGGTCGCAATGATTTTGCCAAGTACAACTATTTTGAACTTGCCGACTTTTTGATTCCAGCTTTAGGAGTATTTGAAAACAATGGTCTTTGTGGCATTGTTAGTTTTAATGTTGAACAAGCAAAAATGGCTATTGTTGACATTGATTCAGGTGACAAAATAGAAATTGAAAGTCCAATGGGATCAGCCAACTTAAAAGGCTGTCATGAGGTGCAAAACATTGGTGCAGTTGAGACTTATCAACGCAGATACCTTTGGATGGCAGCCCTGGAGATTGTTGAGCATGATGCCATTGATTCCACTACAGGCGCAGAGCCACCCAGTATTGACCCTTATATCAACAAAATTATGTCTGCTTTAAGCGAAGATGCTTTAAAAAAGGTCTACATTGCTGCGGTCAAAACTTTAGGCGAATTGCCAGAGTTGGTCAAAGCCAAAGATATTCGCAAAGCTGAATTGCTTGGAGCACAATCATGATTATTCAAGATTCTATCCATGTAGAACAGGGTACAGATGAATGGAAAAAGGTTCGCCTGGGGTATGTATCAGCTTCTAACCTAGATGCTGTTATGGCTAAAGGTAAAGGTGGTGCTGAGTCTGTTACTAGGGAAAAATACAAAACTCGCCTGGCAATTGAAAGACTTACTGGTGAAATTGGTGAGTCTTATTCAAACCCAAGCATGGAATGGGGTGTGGAGACAGAAGAAAAAGCTGCTATGGCTTATGAGGTTTCATGTGAAACATTATTAGACAAGACAGGTTTTTGGAAACACTCTAGTATTCCTTGGGTTGGCTGCTCTCCAGATCGGATCGCAACTCCCAATGGCGGTGTGGAAATCAAATGCCCTGATAGTCATACTCATGTTAAATATTGGCGAAACAAGATTGTGCCTACTGAGTATGTCAAACAAGTACAAGGGCAAATCTGGGTAATGGATTGGGAATGGTGCGATTTTGTATCTTACGATCCAAGAATGCCTGAAAAGAGTCGCTTATTGATTGTTAAAGCCTATAGGGATGAGCAATTAATTAAGTTGATGGAGCAAGAGGTAAAGCAGTTTTTGGAAGAAGTTGAACAATTAATCATTGAGTTAGGATAAATCATGAAATCAAATGCAGAAAATATCAATTGGCAAAAAAAAGCAAAAATGCTTGAGCAACACAATGACAGTCTTAGTGCTTCAATTCAAAGATATGAACAAAAAATTGAAGAATTAAAGCATCACATATCTGTTTTAGATAAATTACAAGAAAGTTTAAGAATAGAAAATAAACAAATAGTAGATCTTAAAAACAAAATTTCTAGCTATAGAAAACTTATTCAATTCATTATTGGTGTTGAAAATGGTGATGTATTAACAAGCGAGGTTAAATAATCATGGCATCAGTAAATAAAGTAATTATTGTGGGCAATTTAGGAAAAGACCCAGAACAAAGGTCTTTTCCAGATGGCAGCCCAGTAACCAATATTTCAGTTGCTTGTACAGAGAAATACAAAGATAAGCAGGGTGAGCAGAAAGAAGTAACTGAATGGGTCAATGTAGTCTTTTTTGGAAAGCTGGCTGAAATCGCTGGTGACTACCTCAAAAAAGGCAGTTCAGTCTATGTTGAAGGCAAACTTAAGACTGAGAAGTATACCGACAAGAATACTGGTGTCGAGAAGTACTCTACAAAGGTCATAGGAAGCACAATGCAGATGTTAGGGGGTAAGCCTTCAGAAGATTCAAAACCTTCTCAAAGCCCTCAAAAGGGTGTTAATTTAACCAATTTAGATGAAGATATTCCTTTTTAAGCTAAAATGATCTTGGAGTCCCTATTTCTGGGAGTGGTACACCCAAAAATTACCTTCTGGTGCAATGCCAGACCTTTCGTGAGAGATAGGGACTCCACCCTATGCAAAAAAGCAACAAGTAAAAATAATACTTGTGCCTATAATACATCTATGTAATACTTCTTATGTAGTTTGATTATTCACGAAAGGAAATCAAAATGAGTCAAGTAAATCAAATGTATGGTTGTGATCCAGATGCTTTTTTATCAAGCGTCAAAGAATCTCTTAGCTATCAATTTTCTGGTGCTCTTATGTGCGCTGCCAGCATTATGAGTGATGCCCAGGAAGAAATTGCTGTTGGCATGGATGAAAGAGCCAAACAGTCTTTGAATAGAGCAAAGTTAATTATTTTTGAAGTAATGGAAGGTAATTTAGTTGGTTCAATTCCAAGGAGTCAATCATGAAAATAGTGGAAGTTTACTTAGTACCTGAAAAATATAATCCCAGGGTAAAGGCATCAATCCCTGGTTGTTGGATGGCAGTTCGCAGCGATGGAAATGAATATCCAGTTTGTCCAGACTATGCTGCTTCTAATGCCAATCAAGTATTTGCCATGCTTAATAAATCACAGTCAAGATTAGGAGATTAATATGTTTTATGACAGTTGGAATATCCCTTTGTGGGTCGAAGCCCTTGGTGTTTTAGTTTTTGGCATTATTTTTGGTTGTATGTTTGCTTTATCAATTTAAAGGAAAATCATGAGAACACCTTATATATGGACAGCATCTGGTACTGACATTGCTTTGCGCTGGAAAAATCAATATGGTTGGATACCGCCATCTGAACTCCAAGAGTACAAAGATAAATGGAAGTATTATCAAAATTTGCCATTAAGAAATTTGGATGACCATGCCAAAGAACTCTATGAGCAAGCATTAAAACAAGCGAAAGTAGCGAGAATTAAATGAGCAATGATGAAGCCATGTATTTTGCCCTGGTGGTAATTACTGGCTTTATTTTTGTAATATTCATTCACTTTAAGGACAGATAAAATGAACACAGAAATTAGTCAACAGATTATTGATCTTAAAAAATTAACCAACCGATTAGAAATGTTAAATGCAAATCCTGAAATTCAAGGTAGAAAACAGTTGTATGACACCGCAATTGAAATGGATGTAATTATTCAAAACATTATTTTTAATACTGTAAATTATGCAGAATAACTGGGCAGATAAGGTAGCTATTGCAATAATGGTGATTGCATCAGTAGTATTGCTATCGGCTATGCGATTTGCCATTAGACTAGGGGGATGGGCATGATAATTAAATCTCAGTTTTGGTACATATTGCAGCAAGAAATTGCCGCCAGGAAAGCAAAAAAATGATTATGGATTTGATTTTTGGATTTTTATTGACTACTGGAATCATCTTTTGGATATTTATGATTGCAATATTGCTGATGATTTATCTGCAAAAAAAATGACTACATTTACCTCAGAAGATCGGATTGCAGCTATGACTGAACCAGTTGTGATTGTCAATAGCGGTGCTAATGTTATGGATAAAGAAGATACCGAATCCATGCTAAGACATCAATTACAAATTATGCAAGCAGAAATTCAAAGATTAAGAAAAAAATTAATGGAAGCTGGAATATATGATTAAGTTTTTGCCAATTCTTATGTTATCTGGGTGCTCTTTAATGATTGGCAGCTTTGACCCTATAGAATATAGCTATGTCAACCGCATTCGCACCCAGGCTCAATTGGTTGATTGCTCAAAATTAAATGTATACATTATGTATACACAGACCCTAGAACTTAAAAATTACAGTCAATATCTTCCAGACAATGACCAGGAAATCGCCTTGGTAAATGACTTGTACAAGTTGGTGGATGGTTTACATAAGATTGACAACCCAAGCCCAGCTTATTGCAAAGCAAAGATGAATATAATTGAATCTAGCGCAGAATCAATTCAAAAAGTTACTGGAAATAAGCCAAGATGAATATTCAAGAATTAGCTGGAGAAGCCAAAGGATATAAAGCCCAATTTGATTCTGGGCTTATTACCGATAAAGAATTTAAAGATTTAATTGACAGTCTTGGCATTGCTCAAAAAATTAACGATAATGCCGATCAATTTGCTAAAAATCAAGAAATTAGAGTCTATTTAATGCAAATAATACAGCTTGCAGGGCTTATCTCAAGCCTTTGATTTTCTTTAAGTTTTCTTCCATTTCCCAATCTTCTCGGCATTCTTGACTACAAAATCTGCCTTCTGAAATAGTGTCATTGCAATATAAACAATGACCGCTAAAAAGATTCTTTTTTTGATCTCGAATATTTTTTATTGCTAGATTTCTATGTAATTCTTCCATATCCGAGGCATCATCAAAATAATCAGCACTCATGCAAGGTTGGACAAGAATTCCGCAGTCTCAGCTTGTCTGCGCCTTAAAAGACCAGCCAAATGCTTACCAGCAGCCATATCCCATTTATCAAACTCTTGGGCTGCGCCTTCCATATCTCCCTCATTAATTTTTTTTAATAAGGTAGAGCCATTAAAGTTACCTGCACCACAATTGAATACAAAGTCCACCAAGGCATCAAATTCGCCTTGGTTCATATC